CTGGTAGCCATCATTAAACTGAGTGGTTCTTATTTGTGAAGAGGTTGTTTTTTGAGCATTATACGAAGGATTTATAGAGGGGAAAGTAGCCATTATGTTAATAGTCCTCCAGGTCTTTTCTGCTTAACTAACTCTGATTGTATAGCAACAGAAATTAATTGACCAAGCTCTCTACCTTGCTGTTCATCTCCTTCAACAGAAGAACCAGAAGCATCTACGTTTACAACGATATTTGTTGAGCCACCAAGTGCATGATTTGGTGTAATCATTCCTGACACACTTGGGCTAAACAATTCTGGACCTTTTTCTCCTACGATGTAAGATTTTCCACCGCTAACTGGACCTCCAGCAGCTTTTCCAGGGGTTTTCTTTCCTCCAAAAATACCACCTAAAAATCCAAATATTCCACCTCCTCCAAAAGAACCAAAGGCTTGATCTATTGCTAAATCTAAAAATCTATCAGCAACCTTATTGACTACATCTGCAAGAGTTGATGTACCTTTTATTAAACCTTTAATACCTTGATTTATGTCTGTTTCAATCGTTTTTGCAAGTTCTCTAAAAGGATTTGTTAAGGCTTCTGCATTAGAAACAACTTGTTTTTGTAAATTTACTTCAGCTTTTAATTTTTCTATTGTTTCGTCATGCAAACCATTATTTAATTGTTTAGCTTCATTTTTAAAGAAATCCAGTTCTTTTTGTAAATTTTGTAATTTAAACTCTTCTCTCATAAGAGTTAATTTTTCATTACTTATAATTAGTCTGTTCTCTTCAATTTGTAATGCTTGTTTTAATGGTTGTATTTCCCTATCTTGGAAAGTTCGTGTCGCTAAATTACCACCTAGAGGTAAAGTCCCTCCACCTATTTGAGGTGTCGCAGTTGTTTTGTCAAAAGCAGGTAATCCTAATGCTTCTTTCAATAAAACATCTATATTTTGATCTCTAAGTTGAGCGAAACTAGGACCACCAGCACCCATCGCTTGATTTGTCTTAAATTGTGCTGCTGCTCTTTCATTGGCTTTATTAACAATGCCTTGTTGAGTTTGAAAAAAATTAGTGCCTTCTTGTTGTTTTAACATTCTCAACAATTTACCTGTATCTAACGCACCTCCTATGGCATTAATAAATGGAATTAATACTGTGCTTAAAAATAAAGTAATCTCCGTACCAAGTTCGTTTACTTTGTTTTTAAACTCTGTAAGTTGTTTAGTCGTTGCAAGTAATTCTTCTGGTGATTTACCCATTTTTTCGTTAAATTCGTCTAATAAAATTCTTGCGGCACTAGAAGTCGCACCGACTTTTTCTAGTTTTAATGCCAACTCTCCTGTTGGCGTACCAACTAGCCCTAACTTATTTACTAAATTTTCTATGTTTTCTTCGGGTTTTTTCAACGCTTGAGCTAGATCCTCCATTGCTGAACCAATAGCTGTGCCAGCTATAGATAATGCAAACCCAAACTGACCCATACCTGGAATAGCTGATAAAGCTCCTCCAGCAACACCGCCAGCCGCACCACCTAAAGCTGAAATAGGACCTTGGCCAAATAGTAAAGGAAAACCTCCACCTATTATTCCACTTCCTACAGCACTTGATAAACCTCTTCGAGCTTTTGCTGCCATATTTCTTTGTCTCTCTATTCTTAAAGTCATTTGAGCTACTTGCATATTTTTAACGTTTTCTTTTCCTATTTGATTTATTAAATTTAATCTTTCTTTTTGTGTCATATTCATTCCGTTTTCTTGTAATTGTATTGTTCCTAAAGTTATTTCTTTTTGTCGCAACATTTTATTGTATTCACTTTCTGTTTTAACTAAAACCCTTGCTGCTTTAGTAAATTGATCTGTGCCTACAACAGCTTTGTTTATTACTGCGTTTGCCTTACCGACAACTTTACCCATATTATTAAAAGATTTCTCCATCAAATTTAATTTTCTTGCACTTCTATTAAGCAAATCAACTGATTTTGATGCGGATTTTATATCATTTCTAAGTTGTTTTAATTGTCTAGCTCCTTTTATAGCAAGAGCAATATTAACGCTATAATCTGCCACTTTTTATAACAATTAAAATGTTTACTCTATATTACCTTCTTCTTCCTTTTATAGCACTACCTTTTTGTATTTTGTCTTGTTCTTTCTTTATATCTTCAGCTTCCATTTCTGCAAAAGCATACCACCCTATTAACTCTTCGTAAGTAAGAGTCTGACATAATTCATTTACTGTTTTACCTAATTCCTTTGCTAATGAATATATAAATCTCCATTGGCTTTTAGCTTTTCAAATCGGCTTTAGCCTCTGATACCTCCTTAGTCTGACCAGCTTCTATCATCGCTAATTGGATTTCTTGTAAGATAACTGCTTCTACTTCTCTTCTTAAGGATGCTTTATCACCATCTTGAAAAAGTCTGCCACCATCTTTATCTAATGCTTTTTCAATCATAAGTTGTAAAGCAAACTCATTTGCATCTTCACTCATGGATTTTTTCTGTATTGATTCTCTTTCCGAAATAGTTAATGGATGCCAATAAACAGTAAAAATAATTTTATTGTCTTTTTTTACGTCATGTTGATATAGCTGGCTGACACCAAAACTATTCTTCAAAAGTTCGATTGCTCTAGTCATAAAATAAGTATTGCTACTTTATTATACTAGGCATTAGCTGAGAATTGGCAAGATATTACACCAACAAAATGACTTCTATCTTCAATTTCAAGCATTATAGGGCCATTTATATCCTGTACTCTTGGTTTTACGCTGAAAGTATCAGAATAATTTGAAGCATTCACAGAAGTAAGACCATCTATAACAGATTCACTAATAGCAGATAAAACGGAAGTACCTTTTAACTTTGGAACGTAAACATTACACTGTACAACACCCGAATAATAATCTGTCGAGGCTCCTTGGTTTTGTAAAGTAGCCTGAGTAAAATTCAGATTCATCACAACATATTTTTTTGCTTTACCTGGAGTTACAAAAGTCACGTTGTCATATACAACAGAAACAGTATTATCTGCTGCTACTACTGCATCTGTAACTGCTTTTTCAAATGCTGCTCTTGCGTTTACTAAAGTCATAATTAAAACTCGGTGTAAGCCTGTCCACCTGTTCCTTCAGATGATAAACCTCGTGTTTGTCTAGAAGCTACAAATAATCTACCTTTTTTCTCTTTCATTGTTTCTTTAATTAATTTTCCTAACTCACCTTGTATAAAAACTTGAACCTTACCACCTTCTAATGCGTAAGCTGCATATTTAGCTCTGTTTCCAATAAAAACTGGTCTTTTAAAATTAAATGTTTTTTCAACAGGAAATCTTCTTTGTATTTTATAAGAGGGTTTGTTATTAGTAAATGCAACACTCTTTTTAATATCAGACCAAGGCTTGAAATTTTCCACTTTATCTTTTGCTTTTACACCCATAGTCTGTGCTTTCCAACTGCTTGCAAAAAATCCTGTATATACTGGACTTCTTTTTTTAGTGGATAATCCTTTATGTACTTTTCTTATTAACTGATTAAAGTCAGCATTTAACTGTGCCTCAACATCACCAATAGGATCACTTTTTAAAAAATCTTTAGCCATTAAAACCGCACCAGTACTGTAAACAAATAAACCTGCCCGCCTTTCTTCGTATCAATATCGTAAATCTTTGCAGCTACATTAGATCCTGCATAACTTAATGTAATCTCATCATCAAAATCAACTTGATTATCACCTATTAAATCGGGAGTAATATATAACTTTGCATTTCTCATTTCTTTATTCTCATCTTCTTCTGACTTCACAAACTCGATTGGAACGCTAATACTATAGCTAGTGTCTGTTGTCGTATAAACACCAGTGCTAGTGTTATAACTTCCCGAAGCCTTCTTTGTATAAGTAATAGTTGTATCTAAAGAGCTACCAAGATCAGCTACAACCTGTTTAGCCACACTTTTAAGTAATGAGTCTAGTTGTCCTGCCATTATCCTCTAACCGCCCTTAGTTGGAAAGTACCTGCTCCACCTAGCATATATGCTCCAAGATAACTTTGTAGCCAAGGGTAAACATCTAAAATATTATTAACAGAACCAGTACCCTGACTATCAGTATTATATTTAACTTGTATATCACCCAGCTTTACTTCACTAAAGTTTCCATCTTTACCAGTAGTTCCTGTAATGGCTCCCGTATCATTTGCCAATGCTCTAGCTAATTCATATTGTGCATATTTAATACTATTGGGAATGGTTGTACAAGCTAACTCAACTCCATCAACTTGATAGTTTGTTCTAGGAAATTTAAGTGCCTGACTTTCATCACATCTATCGCCATAAAATAC